GGCCGATTACCGCAGGGAAGCTGATCTTCGCGTAGCAGGAGCCGGTGGTGGTGTTGGTCCGGGTGACAGCGAAGGACTGGGTGCCCGAGTGGAACTGCGCGGTGGACGTCGCAAAGGTGGAGTTCGCGCCGTCGCTCCAGCCGGTCGTGCCTGTCTCAAAGTTCGGGTTCGTGGCGAGGTTCGTCCTCACCTGTGTCGCCTGAGCGAACTCCATGATGCCGTTGGCGAAGAGTGGTGTGGCCATGCCGTCGCCGCCCTGGGCGGTGCCCGTCTGCACCGTCCGGGCGGGCGAGTACTTGCGCGGGTCCGCCGCCAGCATGTCGATACTGAACTCGACGTCGGTATCCGTCTCCCAGGTGATCTTCGGCGCCCCGTACAGCGCTACCGTGAGGGTGCGTGTCCCGAGGTCCGGGTCGATGACCGTCAGGGTGCCTTCGTTGCCGTCAGCGAGCAGCGAAGACAGGAGATCCACCAGGGCAGCGGCCCCAGCGCGGTCCTGAGCCCACGCAATGCCGTCTAAGGTCACCAAAGAAGCGTCCCGGTATCCACGCTCGGCGAACTGCCCGTGGGCCACGAGACGGGCCTTCGCGGACTTCCTGACGCCTGCCCCACCGCCGATCCAGCCCTTGAAGTCGTCAACGTGGATCACCACGTCATCGAGAAGGCCACTGTCGTCCCCGACATTGACGACAATCGACGTCGAGGTGACAGTGGCTAGCGCTGTGGTCATCGGAAGCCTGCCTTAGAGAGTTGCCGCATGGAGTACTCGCCGATCAGTTCTTCCGACTGGCCCGGCTGGGGGTAGATGTTCTGCACGATACCGGCGCCCTCGGCCCTGGAGCGGGCAATAGCAGCGGGTGTCTGCGAGGTGCCGAGCATGGTCGGTACGAGAGCCATCGCGCCGGCCGAGATGCTGGAGGCGTCCGGGAGCCGCACGATGGAGCGCATGCTCGTGGCGAGATCTTCCGCCTTGGACTGGGTGCCGTTGATGTAGCCCTCCACGGTATTCACGCCGAAGCCGTGGAAGACCTTGGAAGGAGACGCGATACCCAGCGCCGATTTGAAGACGCCGACAATCGGGCCAGGGACCAGCGAGAGGATGGCATTGCCGATGGCGCCCATCATGCCCGAGATACCCGAGATCAGGCCGTTGATGATGTCACGACCGGCCTGCACGAGCCAGCTACCGGCCCCGGAGAGGGCGCCCATAATCCGGCCCGGCAGCGAGGTGAAGAAGCCGATCAGGTTGCCGATCATGTTGGAGGCGCCGTTGACGATGTTGCCCCAGATCCCGCCGAGGAACGACGCGACCCCGCCGAAGACCGAGCGGGTGACGTTGAAAATGTTGGTCCAGTTGCCGATGAAGTTGGACACCATCTGGCGGACGACGCCGACGACGAACGACACGATTCCGTTCCAAATGCTGGAGAAGAACGAGCCGATGGCGCCGAAGACCGTCCGCGTGAAGGAGCCGATGTTGTTCCAGGCGCCGACGAAGAAGGACACCAGCCCGGAGATCACCGCACGGGCGACCGACACGATTCCGTTCCAGAGGCCGACGAAGAAGGCACCCACGGCGCCGAGGACGGTCATCGTGACGCTGGAGATGAAGCGCCAAGCAGCGTTCACACCGTCCTTGAACCAGCCGATGTTGTTGTAGGCCCAGACGACGCCCGCGATAAGGGCCACCAGAGCGATCACCACGAGAGCGATCGGGTTCGCGCTCATGGCGGCGTTCCAGAGCCACTGAGCCGCAGTGACGACGCCGATGGCGGCAGCAGCGGCGCCGTGAGCGACCGTCTGCGCCACTGTAGCCGCTGTCTGGAGGATCAGCCGGGGGACGGTTGTCAGCCGCGCGAGGCCGGAAGCGCGTTCCTCACCAGCGGCCAGGGCCGTCGCGTCAGCCAGGGCGAGGTTGGCATTAGCCAGGGCGAAGTTGGACGCGATTTGCCCGGCCTTGATCGGCAGGGCGAATAGCTCGGCGAAGTTGACGGCTGTCACGCCTGCCTTGTAGATGGCCCACAGCCCGACCATCGTGCCGATCAGGGGTATCAGGATCTCCGTGTGCTGCCCGAGGAAGTTCAGGGTGTCCGCTGCGGCCTGGAGCAGCGGCGCGATCAGCGGCAGTGCCCCAGCGATCAGGTTACCGAACTGCGTCGACACAGAGCCGACGTTGCCCGCGACGGCGACAAGGATATTGCCCATTGGGTTCGCCAGGGTGGTGATGGCACCGAAGATCCGCGCCACGTTCCCGCCGACCCCGGAGAAGTTACCGCTGCTGAGGCCCTGCATCAGCGTGTTCCATGCGACCTTCAGCCGGCCGAAGACAGGCTCGGCCTTGTCCGCTGCTGCACGGACGCCCAAGCCGATACGTTCCATGACTCCCGCGAAGCCGCTGGAGGTTATGGCGCTTCCGCCTCGGCGGATGGACTCGACAAGGGCCGACATGCCGCCTGCGAAGGTACTCGCCCCGGTACGGAAGTGCGCCGCTGCCCCGGCCACGCCGATGCCGAACGCAGTGGCCGCAGACAGGTCCTTGGGGTTGAAGCTCTGAGCCAGGGAGGGCGGCATGTGGAGGCCGGTGGAGAAGAGATCGAAGGCCTTCTTGATGGCGTCCAGCCCGTCGCGTATCGCGGTGCCGAAGGCTTGGACCCGGATGATCGTCGTCGGGCCGAACTCGGCATTGATCTTGGTCGATACCCCGTTGGTGGAGCGGAAGATGGTGAAGATCCCAAACACCTTGTCGAACTCGGCCAGGACGGTGCCCGAGAAGCGCTTCAGCACCGGCAGGGCCTTGGCGTCGAAGGCATCGCCCCACTCGGTTGCGAAGGGTTTCAGCTTGGTGTTGAGGCCGTCGAAAATGTTGGTGATCTGGTTGAAGAAGACCTTGGCCAGAGGGTAGAAGCCGCCTGTCAGCACCACGCCGAAGCGCGAGATGGCGGCGCCCATGTTGGCGAAGGCGCCCCGAGTGGTGTCACCCGACTTGAGCGCTGCGCCGCCGACCCCGGCTTGAATGGCGTCAGCGAAGTGCGCGAAGTCCACCTTGCCGTCGGTGACCATCTTCGATGCAGCCTCGGCGGTGACGCCGTACTGCTTGGCGACCATCTGGAGGATCGGAAACCCGCGATCCTGTAGCTGGTTGACGTCCCCCAGGGTCAGCTTGCCGTTCGCGGCGACCTTGTTGAAGATGGAACCCATTTCGCCCATCGAGGCGCCTGTAATCGTGGCCGTATCGGCTGTAAGACTGAGGATGCGCTGTAGATCAGCACCCGGCTTGATTCCGGCCGCGACAGCGCCAGCAGCGACCATGCCAGCGTCCCCGAGGCCGAACGCGGTGCCCTTCACCGAAGCCAGGGCGTTGTCCATGATGCCCTTCACCTCGCCGGTGGAGTGCCCCAGGCCGCTGAGTTTCGCGGTGGCGTCTTCAATCTGGAGTTGGCGGCTGATGCCGCCCTTGATGGCCATGCCGCCGATCAGTCCGCCGATCAGCGCGGTTCCCTTGGCGGCGATCCCGACCACGCCGCCGATGGCGCCGCCGATGGTCCCGAGGAACCCTCTAGACGCTACGCCACCGGCAGCGGCACCCACGTTGCCGAGATCCGAGGTGATCTGAGCCTCGGAGCCCTTCATGGACGGGACCAGGGTGATGTACGCGGTTGCAAGCTCTACGTTCGCCATCACGCCTCTTCTTGTTGTTGTGCCCTCGCCTTCTGGCGGGCGAGGAACTTCTCGGCCTGCGTGACGATCTTGTCAGTCTCGCGTTCCCTGTCCTTAGCATACGGTGGGTGCTCGGTGATCTTGGGCGGGTTGCGGCCTGCCTCGCCGTCTTCTGTCTGCATCCAGTTACCCACCTGCAGGGCGTGTAGCTGCGCCGCTGCGAAGTAGTCCTGAGCGGTCCACGCGAGCGGCCCGCCCATCTCCTGCCAAACGGCGGACCCTGCTGGCAGCTTCAGTGCCAGCAGGGCCGCTTTGCGGGGCGAGATCCGGCCGCGATACAGGTCCAGCAGATCCATGCGGTAGTGGCTCTGGAAGTCTGCTTCTAGCGCCTCGCCATGCTCCCGAAGGAGGTAGACGAGGCTTAGGAGTTTCCCGCCTGTGCCGTCTCTCCCCAGGTTTCCCAGAGGCCTTTCAGCTTACGGACGGGCAGCTTCTTGGCGTGTGCCCAGCCCTCGGAGTCCTCCCCGAGCAGCGCACGGACGCCGACGTGGAGGGCGCCGACCTCCAGGGCCTCCATCACCTCGCCAGTGAGGTTGTCTCCATAGCCGACGTAGGTGAACCCGTCGTAGGTGAACTCGGTGATGACCTCTTCGTCGGCGATCTCTGCCGCCTTGGCGGTGGCCTTGGGCTTGTGGTCCTGCGGTGCTGCTGTGCGGCGGCGAGTGACCGGCCGGCCGTTCTCGATTGCTGCTTCGTGGTCTGAACTCATGGCGATGGTTCCTTACTTGGTGGCGGCGATGGGACAAGGTAGCGGCCCGCTGGAGCATCGCCAACTCCAGCGGGCCACAGATGGAACCTTACGGGAAGGCCGGGTTGTTCGTGATGATGTTGAACGAGCCGATAATCCCGACGGTGAACTTGTACATGGTCATGTCGGTGTTCTTGTGAGCCACCTTGTCCATGTCTACGATCTCGCCACGGCCGATGGTGTAGCGCTTCGTCACCGTTCCGTCGATGAGATCCACCACCCAGGCACGCTCGTCGGTATTCACCGAGGCCGGGACCGTGATGGTGGTGGTGCCGGTGGCCGTGACGACGGTGGAGCCGGTGTAGTAGAGGCCGAGCGCGGTGGCCGTTTCCTCCAGGCAGGTGAAGGTGAACGTGTCACCGTCAGAGACGCGCTTCTGGCGGACGACAGAGCCGCCTTGGAACGCCTTGTGCTTGGTCGTGTTGAGCTTGCGCTCCACGTCCACGCCGTCCTCGGAGAGCCATCCGACGTCCTTGAAGGCAGCGACTAGCGGGGTGGTGAGATCCACGGGAAGCGTCGTGCCCTTAGGCGCGACGTTGACCATCGAGAGGTCATCACCGTAGATCCGAATGTTGGCGAGGGTTTTTGTCATTCTTACTCAGTCCCTTCCGGGGTGGAGGCGTCAGCGGCAGGGGCTGCGTCGGCGGATACGGTTGCGTCGTACACGGGGGTCGACTCGGTAGCGGGCGTCTCCGTGACGGTCGGTTCTGCGGCGGGGGCAGAATCGGCCGGCGCAGTGGCCTCGGGCGCCGGGGCAGCGTCGGCGGCAGGAGCAGCGTCAGCGGCAGGAGCCTCGGGCGCCCCAGGTGCGGGAGCGGAAGCGCCGTCAGCGACCGGGGCCGGTGCTTCGTCAGCGGCCGGTGCCGGGGCTGCGTCGGCTTCCGGAGCGGCAGGCGGCACGGTGGCGTCAGTGACCGTCGGTGCAGCGGCAGCAACGTCCGCGAGAAGCGGGCGATCCTCAGTGGCAGCGGTGGGCGCGACGGTGGCGCCCTCGGGGATCACCGGGACGTCCTGCTGCGGAGCCGCTGCCGGGGCTGTGGCGCCCTCGGAGCCGTTGGACGGGGAATCACTCGCGGGGGCGTCTGCGGGAGCCTCAGCGGGGCGGGCGTGGCCCTGGAGCAGCAATTCCCGCCCGACCAGTTCAGGCACCTCCACGGTGGTGTCGGCGTTGTGGGTCGTTTCGCCGTCCACCGTAATGTCAATAGCAAGGGTGATCTTCACAGCGTTCTCCTTTTAGGTTAGGCCGCGCAGAGTGACGGCAACAATGAAACTGTAGCGGGTGAGGTTCGGCGCGGACGGGTCCGGCAGTTCACCGGGTCCGCCGATTTCCTCCACCTTGTAGACAAGTACATCACCCAAGGTAGTGCCTTGCATGGCTTTGACGTCGCGGCGCACCGCCAGAGCCAGGGTGAAGGCCGATGTGTCGTCGGTGCCGTAGCACTCGATGGCGAACGAACCGGCCTCGGAGACCCTTGTCGTCTGGACTCCACCGACGCGGCGGACCTTGATGTAGCTGTCGCCTTCTTCGGGGTTGCGGATCCCGACGGGCAGCGGGTCGTGCAGCGGCGTCAGGTAGTCGACTATCGCTTGTATCGAGTCCGGGAAGAGTGCAGCGGAGGACATGGGTCACCTGCCTGCGTCGAGCGCGCGAGCCAGGGACCGATGGGTGGCCTCTTCAATCTGTGCCGTGCGGGTGTCAGCGGTGACGATTCCCAGCAGGCGGGAGGCGCCCTGATCCACCCGTGCGGAGTGCGAGCCAGGGTCACCCGTGGCGGCACGGATGGCCTCGCAGCGGCGCATGAGATCCGCACGGACTTCCGACCCGTTCAGCAGCGCATGGATGCCTGCCGGGTTCATCACGAGGCGGATCTCGGTCATCCCTTGTACCGTTCTGCGAGTAGCTGGATTGTGCCCTTCCCAGGGCCGATGGGAGCTTCGTAGGCCGGATCTCCATTGACGCTGTACGTCAGGCCGGACGGCGCGATAATGCGGTCAGTGTACTCGACCGTGATCGGGCCGTTCTCGTCCTCAGCCGGGAGCAGCGCGTAGTACTGGCCGCGCAGTGCTTCGCGGTCGATCAGGTCTTCCGTCGTCGCGCCGGGCTGCCACAGGCAGTTCTTCACGGTGCGCTTCGTCACTGCGCTGTCGCTCCAGTCGTGGACGACAGAGCCGTGGTCCTTGCGCGTCCCTGGGGACACGATGATGAGAGTCGCCTTGGCGAAGCTGGGGACGCCCATTACCGATCCCCGAGGCTGTACTTGGTGACCATATCGGTCCAATTCTGATTGACGCCAGTGCGGTAGCTGGCGGACTGAGATCCACCGGACTCCTGCTGGACGTGGGCCAGGGTCATAGCGATAGCTGCGGCCTGATCCAGCACCGCGTCGGAGATCTCGCCGGGCACAGGGTCGTAGCCGTGGGTGTAGGTGACTTCGATGTTCTCCAGGCCGACGGGCCACCCGTGGTTGTCCGTGCGGGTGATGATGCCGTTGCGCCGGCCGATTTGGTACAGGCTCGGATCCAGGGTCGTGGTGCCGTCGAGATCGGTGACGACGATTGCCACCGATCCGACGACTGGGGCGGCGGGCAGCAGGAGAGTGCGGCTACCGTCCCCGCTCACGTAGGTCACGTCATCTGTGACCAGATGCACCGGGTGATGCACCGCGCCTCGGAACCTGTCCGAAGCGCGGCGGATGGCCAGTGGCAGACGCGGGTCTGTGGAAGGCAGTTGGACAAGGACCGCGAGGTCGTTGACGTCTGCAAGAGGCGGCGCGTCTGCCACTGGGGATCCTTACTTGGTGCTGGCGGTGGACTTGCTGATGATGGCGGGCGTGGTGCCCTCCTTCTTCTGCGGTCCTACCGGCTTCTTGTTGTCGGCCACGGCCTCGGCGTCAGCCTTGGAGTCAGCGGTGATGCCGAGCCGCTTGGCGTCGTCCTCGCGGTACCGGACACCGGCCGAGATGATGATGCCGGGGTACTTGCTGGGCGGCGATACAACGGACGGCGCCGGGACGGTGGCCGAGGGTACGGCGTCGGCTGCGGGTGCTGCTGCTGGAGTTTCTGCCATCGTGATTCCTTACTCGAGGTGGGAATGTTTCACGTGAAACATTCGGAGCGGTTGCTACGCGGTGAGGTCCACGATGCAGAGGCGGGCGGGGTTACGGATCAACTGCACTGCACGTTCCTCGGCACGAATGTACGTGAGGTTGCGCTGTGCGTAGTCCTTGTGTTGGTTGAAGGCCAGCACGGTCAGAGCTTCAAGCTGGAGAAGCTGGATCGTGGAGAAGTCACCCACGAGGGCCTGCCCTGGGGTGAGCGCCTGCGAGTTGATCCGCTCAAAGCCCCATGCGGACTTCGGGCCGATACCGAACGGGCCGTTGCCGAGGTAACGGTTCTGGAGGTCCTTCAGCAGATCCCAAGTCTCGTCATCCGAGGGGTGGAGGACGACGCCCTTGATGTTGGCACCGGAGGTCGTGGTGAGCTTGGTGATGGCCTTGCGGACGGTCGTCGGCATGTCGGTGACGAATGCCTGCTGGAGTACACCCGAGGTGGCGAGGATACCGGCCGGCTCGTCGGCGGTGCCCGCGCCGTTGAGCAGCACGCGCTCCATTTCGATCTCCAGGTTCTCGCGGAGAGTCGCGTCGATCAGCGCGCGGATGATGCCGTCGTCGGAGAGTTCCTGATTGGTGACTTCCATGCCGTCGGCGTAGGTGAACGCGCGGGCGTCCGCCGTCTGCGTGGTCAGCGTGGAGAGCGGCTTCAGGCCGGTCTGGGGCGTGGTGCCCAGGGTGTCCTTGGCCTCATTGGTCAGCGAGGCGCCGTTGGTCTTGCTGATGATCTGGCGGTACTGGAACCACGGCAGGTTGGTCGTGCCTCGGGTGACGAGATCCAGCAGGCGCCGGGCCGGGCGGTAGACCAGATCCTCGACGTCGTTGGTCCGCACAGCGCGGGCGTTGCCCGTGGTGTCGTAGTTCAGCGGTGCCGGGTCGGCCTTGGACACGTAGCGCTCGCCGATGGCCTTCGCCTGAATGCGGATCGGCTGCGACTCGCCATCGGAGTTGGAGCCGAGGCCGAACGGGTGGGACTTCTGGAAGTCGCGGTACTCAGCGGAGTTGACGAAGCGCTCGCCGAGGGACTTGCCCACCATTTCGCCGGGGTTATCGTTGCTGCGCTGCACGGACTGGCCACCACCGAGGGCGGACAGGGAGGACGCAGCGGCGGACTTCCGCTGGATCATGGCGGACAGTTCACCGTGGCGCTTGGTGATCTGCTCTGCGCGGGCTGCGTCGGCTTCGGTGAAGCTCGGGCCGTTCGCCTTCTCAATGAGGGCTGCGGCTTCCCGCCCCAGCGCTGCCAGTTCTTCCTTGGGATCCATGTCGGATTCCTCTCTTAGTTCAGGGTGGAAAGCGCGAGCATGGCCCGCACATTTGGAGCCAGGGCGGACTTGCCTGTGGCTGGACTGAGGGCGGCGGGAGGATTCCCGCCTTCGCCGGGGTCGTCTTCCCCGAGGTCGTCAGGATCGACAATGCCCAGCAGATCCATGAGGCCATCCGAGGCAGCTTCCGCCGCCACGATCAGCCCGATAGCCTGCTGGACTTCCGGGGGGAGAGTGGTGGCGTCCACGCTGCCCAGGAGTTCCGTAGCTTCATCGAGTGTAGCGTCAATTGCCGCCACGATTGCGTTAGGGTCGGCGTCCATGTCGACGTCTTCCTCGGAGGCGCCTGTGGCCGCTGCAACGGCTGCGGCCATCTCGGCGGGGGACGCCTTGGACCGGATGCTCTTCAGGGCTGTACGGGTCTTCGACGCGACGGGGATGATCTGCTCTACGAGGTTCACGCGCTCGGGTGTCCCCAGGGTCACCGTTCCGTCGTCGTTCAGCGTGTAGGTGGCCTGCCACTGGCCCGCGCTGTCGCCGCCCGAGACGCGGAACACCACCGAGTCGCCAAACGTGGCCATCGGGTAGGCGTACACGTAGTCGTCGGCGGTGCTCTTCTCGTACTGCTGGGAGATAGCGTCCCGGATGGCCTGCTGTGCCTGCTCGTAGCTGCCCTGCACCGCCTTGTACGTCAGGGACTTCTTGCCAGACGGCTTCGGCGGGAACGGGTTCTTCCCAGGGGCAGCGTTTTGGCCGGCGCCCGGCTTCGCGTCAGTGGCGCTGGAGTTGCCCTGCACTGCTTTGAGGACGTCCCCGAGCTTCCCGTGGGCGTCCTTCAGGGTGGCGACGTGCTTCGCGGCCAGTACCTTGCCCTCCTTGGCGACGTTGAGCCGCTGGTCGATGAGAGCTTCTACCGACTTGACGGAGACAAGCTGCGTCTCGGAGTTGGCGCCCTTGAAGCAAGGGCCCGCTTCCCAGAGGTCCAGCTTCTTGATGTGGTATTCCTTGCCGATCACGGTGTTGCCGTCGGCGGACTTGATCTCCACCTCTTCGTCCTCGGTGACGACGCCGGACACGGAGAACTCCACGACGCGGCCGGTCTTCATGAGCTTGTGGACGCGGGCGGCGCGGGGGTTGTCTTCAATGTCCAGGAGGCCCGTTAGCAGCAGACCTGCGTCCGTTTCCTCGGCCTTCGTGTACTCACCGATGAAAGATTCCGGGTCGGTGAACTGGTGGGACCACACGACCG